AAAAGTCTTCAGATCGACAGACCAAGGAGGTTGCGTCATGAATCAGTCAGACATGAAGGAAGCCATTCGGATGATCGCCGCGGATCGCGGCTTGTCCATCGATGCGCTGTTGCAGGTGCTGGTCGAGGCCTTGGCCACGGCCTACAAGAAGCGTCCCGGCGCCGCCGAGGAAGTGATCGTCGGACTGAACCCGGACACCATGGAGATGACCTTCACGGCCTACGACATCGATGCCGACGGCAACTGGTGCAACGAGCGTGACGACACCCCGAGCCGCGACGAGTTGGGTCGCATCGCAGCGTCCACGTTCCGTGCGGTGTTGAGCCAGCGCATCCGCGAGGTGGAATACCAGGGCAAGTACGACCAGTTCCGCAACAAGGAAGGCGAGATCGTCGCCGGACGTATTCGATTGATGCCCGATCGCAGTTCCGAGCGCAAGTACCTCATCATCGACATGAGCGGTGGCGAGGGAATCATGCCATTGTCCGAGCAGGTGCCCAACGAGTTGCGCGGCTCCACCGACGGAACCTTCAAGGTGTTCATCGTGGAAGTTCGCCAGACCGAGCGCGGACCGCAAGTGGTGGTGAGCCGCAGCCATCCGGGCTTGGTGTTCAAGTTGTTCCAGATGGAAGTACCAGAGATCGTCAATGGCCAGGTGAGCATCATGGCCATCGCACGTGAGCCCGGTCAGCGCTGCAAGATTGCCGTGGCATCCAACGACCAGCGCATCGACCCGATCGGTGCCTGCGTCGGTGGACGCGGCGATCGCGTGAAGCGCGTGGTCACCGAACTGCGTGGCGAGAAGATCGACATCGTCACCTACAGCGAGGACAAGCGTTCGATGATCATCAACGCCATGTCGCCGGCAAAGGTCACCGAGGTGAACATCAGCGATGACGGTACCCAGGCCGACGTCATCGTGCCCGACTTCCAGTTGTCGCTGGCCATCGGTCGCGCCCTCGACGGCAAGCCCGCCGACAGCATCCGATGGGCCGCGGGTCTCGTCGGCAAGTCCGTGGCCTGGACCCACGCCGAGCTCCAGGCCCTGGCCGCCTGGGTGCACACCGAGGCCCCCGAGGCCGCCCGCGAACGGATCGCGAACACCGCGCGAACAAACGCCGAACACTGGTATGCCGTTTACCTGCGGACTTTGGACGGCTCCGCGAACAAAGTGCGAACGCGGCGCGAACACCTCGCGCGCGCGCGATCTTCTTCTGAGAGAGAGACAGAGATCGAGATCAGGGGGGACGCGCTCGCGCACGTCCCGACCCAGGAGGACACATGCCCGCCCATCCCGTCGTCGCCCTCGCCATCGCCCTGCTCGACGACGACGCCCGCACCGAGGTCCTCGACGAGCTCGAACAGCTCATGGGTGCGGCAGCCGTCGGCGACCCTCGCTATTGGGTCCGCCCCGCCGACCTCGTCGCCCGCTGCGACGACGCCATCGCCCACGGCGCCCGCACCCTCGACCTGCTCGCCGCCCGCCAGCCCGCCCTCGGTCGCTGCCCCGGCTGCGGCTGCACCCTCGGCGGCGGGGATGTCATCTGCGACAGGTGCCACGAGCAGCACCCCGGCCACCGGCCCAGCGCCGACCCCCTCGGCGCAGACTTCCTTGAGCTGGCCAGGTCGTTCGGCGACTGACACCCAGCCGCGCGACGCCGCGCCGCCGCCCGCCCCAGCGCCGCGCGCGAGCGCGAGCGAGGGTGAGGACAGCGCCCGATCAGCCCAGGGCCCTTTACGGAACAGGAAACGCACACCGCCCCAGGAGCCCGCAGACCCGCGCCCGCGCCTCGTGACGGACACCTGGGCGGCGGTGTGGTCCGAGCTCCGACCCCTGGAGAGCTACCCCTGGGACTTCGCGCGCGGCAAGAGCGTGGGCGACAACGGCGCCAGCCGGCGCATCGCTGCGGCCATCGCCGACGACGACGAGATCCGCCGCGTCGTGCGCTGCTACCTCGCCGACCCCTGGCACGCGTCACACGGGCCGACGCTCAGCAAGCTGGCCAACGCGCTTCAGACCGTGCGGGTCCAGGCGGCGAGCACCGTGGCGCAGACCCCTCGCGGGCGTGACCAGGGCCAGGGCTGGCTCGACGAGACCCGCCGCGCCGCCGAGTGGGCGGCCAACCTTGACGCAGAGAGGAGGCACCGTGCCATCGGCTAAGCACGTCCAGACGACCGTCGCCGGGTTGCTCGCCCGGTACACCGCGCGCCCCAGCGCCCCCCAGGAGGTCATTGTGGCGGTCTGGCTTGACGACCTCGACGGGCTCAGCGACGAGGAGCTGACCGCCGCGGTCCGGGCGCACACCCGCGACCCCGAGGCGGGCCGGTTCTGGCCGACCCCGGCGCACCTCATCGCGCAGTTGGAGCGGCTGCGGGAGGCGCAGCGGGCGGTCATCGAGGGCCCGCGGGTCAGCCCCGAGGAGGAGTGGCGCAAGGTGGACCACGCGATCCGCTCCTTTGGCGGTTCCGACTTCGGCATCCGGCGGGCGCAGGACTACCTGGGCGCCGACCTCTGGAACGCCCTCGGCGGCGCTCCCGAGTACAACCGGCTCCGCATGGTCGGGCTCGACGAGTTGATGTCCGAGCGCGCCCGGTTCTGTCGGGCTCGTCAAGCCCAGGTCAAGCGCGCCGAGGATGACCGCCGCATCGCGCCGGTCCTGGAGGTGCTGACCGGCGGCGGCGAGTTGACCGCCCGCAAGGCGCCGGGGCTGCACGTCGCCGAGAGCCTGCCGGCGCGGGTGGGGGGTGGGAGATGAACCACCGCGTGCACTGTGTTCAGGTCGAGGAGCCATACAGCCGGTTGGAAATGGCGATGGACCTGCGCGGCCTAAGCCCCCAGGAGCTTGCGAAGGCCGTTGGCGTCGCACCGCATGAGGTGACGCGTTGGCAGCGCGAGGGCGTGCCCGAGACGCATCTGCACGCCGTTTCACTGCGCCTGGGATGGCCCCATCGCTGGTTCAGCCTGCCCCCGGCGGCTGCGCGACTCGTCGCAACCGGGGAACCTGTGCCCGGCGTCTCGTGTCGCTGGTGCGCGGCGGATGCACCCTACCTCTGCGATGCGCCGATGCCGGATGGTGGGACATGCGATCGGCCCGTCTGCAGGAAGCACGCCACACGGGTCGGCACCGATCAGCATCGATGCCCTGACCATCAGTCGGGAGGCGGGCGATGACTTGCCTCGACTGCGGCGACTCTGGCCGCGTGTGCATCACCGTCGTCTGCGTCGAGAAGCGTTTGGAGCTCAAGGGCCGCGCCCTCGTCACCGTCGAGCGCCCCGCCGCCCGCTACGAGGCGGCCCGCTGCGACTGCCGGGCAGGCGACGAGTTCCGCACCTACCTCACCCGCGGCGATCTGGTGCAGGCCATGCGTGGCCGCGAGGGGCTGAGCAGGCACCCGACCGCCATCGACGTGGTGGAGCTCAACCGGCCCACGGGCGAGCGGTACGCCATCGCCCTGGGCGAGGTCTGGACGGGCGGGCCTGTCACGCACGAGCACCGACAGCACGCCTGGAGGGCGGCGCGCGCCCCGGTGCAGGTGGTCGTCGGGGGCATCACGCTGGACGCCGGGCCCGAGCCCGTGCGGCAGAACCGACCGACGCGGGCGATGTGGCACGACCGGCCGGATGCGGACAGCTACGACACCGAGACGAGGGGGGTATGGGCATGAGCGATCCTGGGCGATCCTTGGCACTGGACCCACGCAAGGCGCGCGCCCTCGACATGCGCATGGCGGGGATGTCCTGGCAGGCCATCGCTGACCGACTGACCGAAGAGGGCGCCGAGATCGGCCGTGAGACGATCCGCCGCTGGTCGCTGCTCGATGACTGGATCGCGGCGCAAGACGCGCGTCGCGCTGAGGTCGAGCGGGCGACGCTGGAGGCTCAGACGGGCCTGCTGGAGCTGGCTTACGGCACGCTGCGCGAGGTGCTGACGTCGCCGAAGTCCTCGGATGAGGCGAGGTTGTCGGCAACTGACAAGGTGCTCAGGTACCTGGGTCCGGCGCTCAAGTCCGAGGTCAGCCTGTCCAGTACCCAGGGCGCCAGCGACGAAGAGCTGATGGCGCGCATCCGGCGCGTGATGGAGGGGAAGTGAAGTACGCCACACACGGCCGCATCGTCCAGCGCGAGATCCGCGCGCACCTGGCCGAACAGGGCCGCACCTTCACTGATGTCGCCCGCAAGGCCGGCGTCGAGAAGACGTGGCTTTGTCGCCTACATCGCACCCCGTCGCCCCCGGTCGAGATCGTGGCCGCGGTCGCCGAGGTGCTGGGCGTCGAGCCCTGGGCGCTGTACTGGCCCCCGCGCCCCGTGGCCGAGCAGCAGGCGGCGTGAACGACCGGCGCGCCATGCTGGTGGAGGCCGCCGAGGCCGCCGCGGAGCTGGAGCGTCGCCGCAAGGCGCGCCCGCTGGCTTACGCGACCCTGTGGGCGCGCGACGAGCCCCGCACATCGCAGCAGCGGCTGGCCGCGTGCTTCCTGGGCACGGGCCTGCACACCCTCGTCGCGCTCGGTGGCAACCGGACCGGCAAGACGGAGTTGGGCGCGCAGCTCACTGTCGCGCACGCGCTCGGCGGCGACCATCCCGACGTCGTGACCTGGGCGCGGCGCAACGGGCTGGACGCCGCGAGCATCCCCCGCGGCCCCGGCAAGGTCTGCGCCTCCGCGCTGACCAGCGGCGACTCGCTGCGCTACCAGCGCGACAAGCTCGACCGCTATCTGCCGGCGGGCTCGACTTGGTACAACCGCTACGGCCAGGGTGAGGCCTGGGTCAGGCTACCCAACGGCGGGGTCATCCTGTGCAAGTCCAACGACCAGGGCCGCCGCAGCTACCAGGGCGATAGCTGGCGTTTCCTGTGGCTCGACGAGGAGCACGACGAGGAAATTTACGACGAGGGCGTGGTGCGCCTGCTCGACCAGGGCGGGCGGTCTTGCCTGACCATGACGCCGCTGCGCGGGCTGACCTGGGTCTGGACCCGATGGATAGACGACCGCGCTGAGGCGACCCGCGAGTTCTCGGCCCTGCGCGCCGATAGCCACGTCGGGGCGCTGTACATGGAAGACAACCCGCACCTGCCGCTTGAGGAGGTCGCGCGCCTCATCGCCGCGATGCCCGAGCACCAGCGGCAGGCCCGCCTGCGCGGCGGCTTCGTGGACCCGAAGGGCAAGCGGTTCCCGTCCTACATGGTCGTGCCGCGCGCGGCCATCAGCCAAAAGTGCATCCGGTACGCCGGCATTGACTGGGGCGCACGGTCCCCTCACGCCGTCTGGATCGCCGAGGACCGCGACGAGGGGACGCTGGTTGTCTACGACGAGGTGGCGCCGCGTTCGGACGCCGTCAAGGGCGAGCCCGCCATCGTCGAGCAGGACTTCATCCGGGCGATCAGCGAGCGCGAGAAGATGCACCCAGGACCAGCGCACTTCCGCGTTGCGGACTCCGAGGCGCCCGGGGCCATCGTCCAGGCCGCCCGGATGGGCGTGCCGATGATGCCCGCGGCGAAGGGCGCCGGCAGCGTCGAGCGCGGGCTGGCGCTGCTGGATGCGCTGCTGAGCACGCCGCCCGAGGGTGGGCGCCCGCGGCTGGTCATCATGGAGCACTGCCGCGTGCTGCTGCGCGAGATCGCCGAGGCGCGCTGGAAGCCGAGCAGGCCCGGCGAGGAGCCACAGATCGACCCGACGTGCGAGGACCACGGACTCGACGCCGCCCGCTACGTCGTGCTCTTGCGCGAGCAGATGGGCCGGCGGTAGCTACTTGACCACGGGGCGGACAGCGCACCGGCAGTTGATGTCTTCGGACGGGTCGCCGCTCAGCCCGGGGCCGAGTGTCGAGGGGCCGCCAGGAAAGGTCCACGCGCCATCAACCGGGGCGCGCTGCCCGTCGAGCGCACGGTGGCTGTCGCGGGTCGAGCCGTCGCGGGCGCTCAGCCACTCCTGTTCGAGCTCGACGCCAGCCTCAGCCGCAGCGGCGTAGCGGGCGCGGGTGCCGCTGGACTCGGCGCGCACAACCTCGGTGCGAGCGATGCTGAGCGCGCGGCTGCGGTCGAAGATACCAGCGGCGCGCAGCTCGTCGGCGATCAGCTGGGGCGTGAGTCCGGCGTCAAGCCCGCGCTGGACGACCTCGACCACGCGGCGGCGCGTCGCCTGCGCCATCAACGGCACCGTGTCAAGCAGGGGGTCGAGGCTCGCGGGCGAGCTGGACGGCACCGGCACTTCGTCGCCCAGTTCACCGATGGCGTCGAGCGCGGCGGCGGCACCCTCGGCCCAGGCGTCGAGCCAGGACGGGCCCAGGCGGTCGAGGTAGAGCTCTGTGTCCTCGGGCGGCACGACCTGCTCGGCGCTCAGCCCGCTGTAGTCGATCTCCTCGCCATCCTCGGCCCGCCACGACCTCGTCGCAGCGGTCAGCCGCTCGACGACGGCGCCGACGTAGCGCGCCTCTTCGGCCCGCAGCGCCTCCTGGGCGGCGCGGGTGAGCGCGGCATCGGCGGGCGCCCGACGCTCGTCAGCGGCGCGCCAGAGCGCGGCCCGCTGCACCTCGAGCGGCGGCACCTCGACGGCGGGCTCGGCCCGAAACAGGTCGCCCAGCGTGCGCCCGCCTTGCCCAACCGGGGCCGCGGG